GTGGTGGAGGAGCTGTTGGTAACTCAGGAAAATGTAGTGGGTGTGGTGGAGGTGGTGGAGGAGACGGGGGAGGAACACGATTAGGCGGAGCTGGTTCAGCCCAAGGTTATAAAGGAGGGGATGGAAATCCAACAGCTGCTGGTGGAGGTGGTGGCACAGGAGCCCTAGGCGGTAATGCTGGTGTTAATGAAAATAAAGGCGGTGCAGGTGGTGCAGGATTTGCTTCTACAATTTATGATGGTTCAACTAAATATTATGCTGGTGGTGGTTCTGGCAACGGAACTGGTGGTGCAGATGCACCAAATACAGGTGGAACTGCGGTTTCTACAGCAGGTGCAGACGATACTGGTGCAGGTGGAGGTGGTGATTTTGGAGCAGGGGGTTCTGGTATTGTCATTATTCGCTATTTGTCATCTCTCCAATCCTCCTCCGAAGCCACAATCAAAACTCAAGGCACAAATTCATTAAAAGGAATAGCAGCGATAACGGATAGTTTAAATAAGACTTTGACTCGCACAGCCACACTAGGAGATTTATCAGGAGTAAAAAATATTAGTTTTGATATTCGGTCAAATAGAACTGGAAGTAATATTAAAATCGGTCTTGTAGACGCAGGAGCAACTACTGAAATTACTCCGAATATAATTACAGCAGATACTTTCCAAAAGGTAAATTGGGATATTTCCAATGTAGCAGATGCTAATAAAAATGCTATAACAGCTATTAGGATTACGATTGTTAATGCTGACCAAGCGAATACATTTTATTTGGATAATTTTAAAATAGAACAAGCGATTGACGTTTTCGGAATAACATAAATTATAATTTAAAAAGAAAAACTTAAATATAATATAGAAAGGTAATAATATGAATAAGGCGCAAATAATAAAAAAATTAAAAAATTTACCTCAGTATTCGGGTAAATCAGATGAGGAAATGGATGTAATTGCAGAAGAGGAATTGCAGAAGAAAGAAATAGTTGAAAATACTTTTGCAGCTACTCCCGAAGAAGAAGCATTTGTAAAAGAATTATTAAAGAAATATATGTCTCAGGGAAGTATTGAGACAGAATCAGATAAATTAACTTTGCAGCAATTGGTGTGCCAGGAATTAATTGCAGAAAGATTTAAACATTTATTAAAGATTCAATATTCTGCTGCGAACCCGGCTCAGGATTTAGAGATTGTAGAGCAACTTGATAAAGTAGTTAAAAGAATTACTGAACTAAAAATAGAATTAGGATTATCTCAGAAGGACAGGCAATCGGCAACATGGTTAGCTGAGTGGGATAAGTTAAAAAGAAAAGCATTAAATTATTACGAAACGCATAAGGGCTGCAATGTAGTAAAGTGTCCTTATTGCTCTAAAATATTCTATCTATTATTGAAAACTGAAAATTTAACTGCCGAAACATGTGAATGGTTTAGAGGTACTGATTTGTATAATAAAAAATTAATGGAAATGGTAGCAGAGAATAAGATTACTCGTCAAGAAGCTGCAGATGTGTTGGGCGTGAATATTTTATATGTTGATAAAATCTACGAAAAAATTTATTTGAAAGATAAATCTAAAGAAAGCGAGAAATAAGTTGATAGAGAAGATTTCGGAAGAAGATTTAATTATCTTCGAACTTTTGAGAAATCCGGTAGCATCTACTGAGATACTTTTCAGTAATTTAGGAAGTTTATCCGAATTTGATGAAGATAAATTTAGTCAAGTAAGAAAATATCAGTATAATTATTTATCTTATGACCAATTGCTCTTTGACAATGGAACTTATACAGAAAAAGAATTCTTTAATTTAAAAAAAGGAATGTCAGAAACTTATATTCTCGGTGGAAGGCTCACAGGAAAATCCCTGATTGGCTTGATAGTCGATGTCGTATTAGCATTGTTTCATAATACGTTTCATAAAGGTTCAGTATCAAGTGCAGACGCTGAGAAGATTAAAAAAGTTTGTGAACAAGTATTTGTTCCTCTGGAATTTCATCCAATATTAAAATTACTTAATATTCGAGTAATAAGAAATCCGTATCAAGCGAAAACACCGTCGGGAACAATACTTGAGTCCGTCAATGAAAATGTAGCTGGAAAAAATCCTGGCGGAAATTATCACGGACGCCACGACGAGAAATCGTGGATTGAGGAGGCGTCGTATCAAACAAACCAAATCGCCCATGAGCGTCTTATGGCACAATCGGAAATGGGAATTATAAATCATTATACGGGGATGACAACATTCGCAAAAGAATCCCCGATGGGAAAAATATTTTACAATCTTAAGAATGAAAATAAATTAATAAATTTTCCATCGTATGTGAATCATACGTGGGATACCGAAAAAGAAGATGCAGCAATTAGAGAATTTGGCGGAAAATCGTCTTCGGGTTATCAAGTACAAATCGACGGACAGGTTATAGAAAATGGTGAGTCAGTATTTATAATTGAGAAAATAAGAGACACATACATTAGGGATGCTCAAGGCACACCATTACCTATCAAAACTTTTGAAATAAACACAAATAACTTTTTTAGATTTAAAGATATAGTTATTGTTGACCGACCCAACAATGCAGAATCAATTCATATTCATGCCGATATTGGGGAGGGAGGATGTCCCTCGGAAATAATAGTTCTTTCTAAAATAAAAGATGTATATAAATACATCTATAATATTACTACTTTTAAGATTGCTCCTGATGAGAATGAAGTAATATTTCGTTATTTAATTGAAACACTAAAAGCGAATGTAGTCGGACTCGATATTACCAGTGGTGGCGGAAAAGCATTATTCTGCAATCTCGCAAGAGACTACAATAAGGTAGAAGAACATATTTTTGGAGTTTCTTTCAATGAGAAAATAAGTATTGGTTATAAACTCGATGAAAAAGGTAATGCGACATCAGAACATTTAGAAACATATGTAGTAGATTGGTCGATTCAAAGATTGAAACATATTTTTTATAATAATAAAATTCGTTGCTTATATGACCTCAAGTTAGATTCTCAAATTTCGGGAGTCGTAGTAATGCAATCTGGTCAGAGAACGGTATACGGAAACAAGACCCAGAATCACCTTTTCCAGGCGTTTCAAGTAGCTGCGGTTTGCGATTGGAATACTGAATTTAAATTAATTAATCCGATTCAACGGAGAAAGCTCGGTGGAGGTTCCTTCGGGTCCAAATAATATGAAAACTAAAATTTGTACTAGATGCAAAACATTAAAAAATCTAAATGAATTTCATAGAGACAGTCGCAACAAAAGCGGAATAACTTCTTGGTGTGATAGATGTCATAAAGAATATCAGAAACAGTATGATGAGAAATACACCAAACTACATCGAAAAGAAATACTAAAGAAGAAACAATTATATTCTTCTTCACATAAAACTGAGAAGGCAATATACGACCGTGAATATTATCAAGAACATAAAGAAGAACGGATAGAGAACGTAAAACAATGGAATAAACTTCACACAGAAGAAAGAAGGGAATATAAGAAAAAATATTCTGAGATTAATCGTGATAAAATAAACGTTTATCGTAAAAATAAAAGTAAAACAGATATAAATTTTAGGATAACAGACAATTTAAGGAGTAGATTACGCCAGGCACTAAGGAATAATTCTAAATCTGATAACACATTCATTCTGTTAGGATGTAGTATTGAATTTTTGAAAGATTATTTAGAGCGGAAATTTATTACTGGTATGACCTGGGAAAATTATGGAACGTGGCACATTGACCACATAATTCCGTGTGCTAGTTTCAATATGAGTAAAGTATTAGAACAGTATAAATGCTTTAATTATAAAAATTTACAGCCCTTATGGGCTATTGATAATTTAATAAAACACGATAAAATTTTACAATAAAGAATAGGAGACCAAAAATGTCAGATGCTCTCGGTGGAGGTTTGTTTAATGCGTTCCTCGAATATCTTTTCGCTACAGGAGGAATTTCCATACCAAAAACATATCATGAACAGTGCAATTCTGTTAAGAATATGCTCAGTAATGATGTTACAGGAACTATTACTACTGTAACTGATTATGCTATTAATTCCGCATCAGAAACGGTATACTCTATTGAGTCTTCCAATGAAACGATTGAGAAACTGTTAAATTTATGGTTATCGAAGATAAATTTAATGGTTAATGGTGTCCCGACGGGTATACATGAGTTAACTAAGGAGTACTACAAGGAGAGGTGGCAAGGTTCTTCTTTATGTCTTCTGAGAGTTAGTTCATGGAAAAACATCACCGTAGACGGTGCAACTATTTCCGTTCCTACAGTGCTGTGGTTTGTTAATGGCTCGTCAGTTTATGTTAAAAGAGACGAAAAGAATTTTAAATTAGGTTCTGATAAATTTTTCTTAGATTCAGAATATAAAAATGAAGTTCCTAAAAATAAAGATGAGGAAATTGTAGTTAATAAACCATATGGTCGATGGTTCGATAAATATCCGACACCGTATCTCGTTCGCAATGGTGTTCTCAAGAATTATTTAGGTATTCAAGCTATTCAGGATAAATCAGACGAAGTTATTACTAAGATTTTACCCTACTTATTCATAATCAATAAAGGCACTGAAAAAATGTTTATTGATGGTAAAGTAGATTATAAAGATAGCGATTTAACTACCTTAGTAGATAATTTTAAAACAGCATTAGAGACATATAAAGCAGAAACAAATGCAACACCAGTAAACGCAATACCTTTTGACCAGAAATATGAACATTTAATTCCCGACCTCAAGAATATTTTGAGCGAGGAATTATACAGACAAGGATACCGTGCGTTATTGTGTGGTTTAGGATTTATAGATGTATTACAGGGTGTTTCTAGTACCAGAAAAGAATCAGTGCTTAATCCGAAACCTTTTATTGCCGAAGTAAATGCGGGCGTAGATGGTTTTAAGACTGTTCTTTTAGAAATAATCAACATTATAATCGCTAAAAATAAAGGAGAACACAAAAAATTATTTAGCGAAAATAATGAATTAAAAATAACTAATTCACCTCTTAAAATTAATGTCGAAACAATTATAGATTCTATTCGGTCTGGTTTTGTGTATGGAGTTGTGTCTATTAAGACTTATCAAGAAGTTCTAGGCGTTGACCCAGATAAAGAACTCCAGAGATTACAGAAAGAATGGAATGATGGATTGCGTGATATTTGTTATCCTCATTTGATTCAAAATACTGAAAAGGACCCAGATGTTAATGTGAAATTACCACCAGTACAACAAAAACCAATAGTTACTCCGAAACAGGTACAGAAACAGAATGAGAAAACAAAATTTCCTCCAAATATGGTTAAGAAACCAATAAAAAAAGGGGAATTAGTTTTAGATGAGCCTATTGACCCGAATTTAGAAACATTAGAAGAAGCACCTTACAATGATTTAGAATCATTGCCGAAGGCAGTAAAGAAGATGCCGAAACATGCACAGCATATATGGCAATCAACATTTAATCAGGTTTTAAATGATAATCCAGGGGACGAAGCAACAGCATTTAGAATTGCTTGGTCAGCAGCAAATAAATGGTTAAAAGAAAACAACTATAAAAAAGTCGAAGATAAATGGGTTAAGGAATAATGAGAAATTGCTCTTGCGGAAAACAAATACATGAAACATCCATAAGATGTAGGTCGTGCGAAGCAAAGAGAAAGCATGCTGAAGGCATATTGTTTCAAACTAATTTTAAGGGTGGTTTAGAATCAAGAGTTAAACATTGCGTAGACTGTGATAAACAGTTAAATGATTCTGCATATTATCGTGGTGATGAACGGTGTCATAAATGTGCAAAACAAGGAAAATTAAACAATTTTTTCGGAAAGAAATTAACAACAAGTCATAAAGAAAAAATAAGTTTAAATCATGCTGATGTTAAAGGTAAAAACAATCCTATGTTCGGTAAAATATCACATGGAAAAGGTTCTTACTATAAAAATATTTGGATGCGTAGCACATGGGAAGTTAAGTTTGCTAAGTGGTTGGATAATCATAATATTAAATGGTTATACGAACCTAAAACTTTTGATTTAGGAAAGACAACATATACACCCGATTTTTACGTTCCAATATACGCCACTTATATTGAAATCAAAGGATACTGGAGACCTGATGCAAAAAATAAATTTAATTTGTTTAAGAAATTATATTCCAGAGAAGAAATTGTAATTTTACAAAAAGAGAAGTTAATAAAATTGGGGGTATTATAATGAATAATAAAGAATTAATTTCAAGCGTATTGCTGGAAATTGCTAAAAGGTCAGAAACTGTATTTTTAGCAGATGATGAAGTAAATCAGGATTTAATTGATGCAGCAGGAAAAATGGGAATTGTTATTCCTTCTCCTGATTTATTGTTAATGAAAACAGTATATGCCGAAATAGACCGTGTAAATTTAAACGGTGTAGTTCTTCCGAGAAAAGCAGTTGAAGAAGGATTACCCACATTAATAGCTAAACAATGTAATTGGGAACACGATGGCAGTGGAAGAATATGTGGATTTACTCTTGCGGTTAAAATAAATGGAAATGAGATAGAAACGATTAATGTAATTTTTAAATCTCTTTTCCCTGATGAAACTGCTGATTTAAAAGCCAAGATAAAATCTAAAGAAGCTGCAGTAAGTTTTGAAATTTGGAATAGAGACCCAGTTACAGGAAATTCAGTAGTTTCAGTATTGTCTGATGGAAATGTAGAAATCAATCCAATAATTTTTCATGGTACTGGTGTATTATTAGTAAATCCTCCTGCATGTCCAAAGGCATTAATTTTTAAAATGATTGGTAAATGTGAAGCAATAGATTCTAAAAAAATAGAAGATAAATCTTTTACAGAAGATTTAGTTTATGCACAATTGGCTGTCGAAGAGCCGAAATGCAATAACTGTAAGACTTGTACTTGCGATACTAAAAAGGAGGTATTAATCGTGGAAGAAATTAAAGCCGAAGTTAAGACTGAAGAAATCTTGGATGCCGATTATGACGGTGGCGAGATTGATGAAGCAAAGAAATTAACTACTGAACAACGTAATGCATTACCTGATAGTGATTTTGCGTTAATACAGACAGATGCAAAAGGAAACAAGATTCGTAGATTTCCTATCAATGATGAGGCACATGTAAGAAATGCTCTTGCGAGATTGCCACAGGCAAAGGGATTATCACCCGAAGAGAAGGCATCTACATTAGCCAAAATATTGAAGAAAGCCAAGGAGTTAAATATGACAGAATTGCTCAAGAAATATGCTGCAGTTGAAGAAGTTGTAGAAGCAAGTCGTTTGTGTAAAACATGTTCTGCTCCTATTCATGCAGATAATCAGAGTGGTCTATGTGCTGATTGTGTAGCTGGAAAATCTCGAATTCCTACATCGCCTGATGTTAAACAAACTCCAGAATACAAAAAATTATCAGACGAAATGGAAAAATTGGATATTCTAATTAAACAAACTACAGACCCAGTTGAATTAAAAAAATTACAAGAAGAACGTAAATTATTAGAACAAAAAGAATTAAAATTATTTAAAGCCGAAGAAATTATTCCCGAAATCAAAGTCGAAGAGACCAAAGTAGAAGCTGAAGTCAAACTAGAAGAGGTTGAGAAGACCACACCCGAAGAGACCAAAGTAGAAGCCGAAGTCAAACCCGAAGTTGTTGAGGAAGTAGTAAAGGAAGAAGCAAATGTTATTACAAAAACAGAAGAAGAAGTAAAAGTAATTGAAACTTCTCCAACGTTAGATGTAGTAACTACGGTAAAGAAAACCACTGAAGTTAATGTGGACGAAAGTGGTAAAGTATTAAACACGATAGTAGAAGAAATAAAAACAGTCGAGACATTCTCTTTTGAGCAGGTAACCGAACAGGTTGCTTCAGCCAAAGTAGAATTGCAAAAGATTGTTGAAGCACAGTTATTAGAAATCGAAAAATTGAAACAAGAACTTGAGGTTGCAAAGCAACCAAAAGAGATTGTCAAGGCGAGCGAAGAGGATACCACTCCAGCAGACCTTACAGTTGGTGAAGTAAATACCACTGGTGAAGATGCACTTAGCAAACGTGCAAAAGAGATTGATTCAATAATTACAGAAAAAAATAAAAAAAGATAAGCAAAAGGCATAAGCCTAGCTTAAAACGTAACACAACGGTGTGATACACACCAAAGGAGAGTTAAAATGGCTGAAAGACAAGACCCAATAGAGTTAGCCTATACGCTTTTAAATGAGCCTATAGACCCTAACCTAAGATGTCCGCTCGAGTTGCAAGAAATTGTAAATTATGTTGAAGCTCCAATGGGAGAGACAATTCATTATTTTGCCTCACCTGCTCAAGATAGAGGAGTAGATGTAATTTATGCTGCTAATGCTGATGGCGATTTAGCACCTGTAAAAGTTCCTTTAAGGGGTGTTTCTGCTCTTACCTTTGAAGATTTACAGTCTAAATTAGATTATGTTTTGATTCATGAGTTGTTAAATTCCAAAGACAGTAGTGCCTTAGCTGCAAGAAAAAATGGCATTATCAGGTCAATGGATAATGAAGAAGTTCGTAGAGCTTTAAATCTTTGTTTTGTGGCTTCTCAGGAAGTAAATAAAGTTACAGGTGAGGATTTACTGGATGTAATCATAAAGATGAAACAGAAAGTATCTGATTATGCTACGGATTATATTCTCTTAGTCGCTTCTGATGTTATGGACGAGATTGAGAAGTATGACAAAGACAATGTTGCAACCTTCAATTATAAGATGAATATTCTTGAAGAAATTGCAAAATTAGGTATTAAGAAAATAGTTAAAATTATAGGTAATTCTGGTTTAGCTGGTGCTTCTACTCCTACTTTAGCTGCTGGTAAGGCTATCTTAGTGGGAAGAGATTCTTCTCTTACTGCTGGTAAACCTATATCAGTAGTTCGGGCAAAGTTTGAAAAAGAAGTAGCTGAGAATAGCGGTGCAGCAGAAGGTGCTGTTCGTTTAATTCAGGTAGTAAAAACACCTACAGTTATTAATGCTAATGGTAAAAATACTATTGGCTATGGCGTTTTTGGCTACGAAGGAATTATCGAAGTAAATCTTAACTTCAGAGCAATTAGCTGGAGCGACGACTTGATTGCTTAATACTAATTAAGTAATTGATAAAAGAGGGGACGCAACGTCCCCTCCCATAAATTTTATCAATAGAAAGGACTAAAAAGTGATTGAAAGATTAACTAAAAGAAACACAATGGACGTGTTCGAATTTGTTTCGAAAACGAAAGACCGTTTCGAAGATTTTTATATTACGAAAAATAATCAAAGATATTTTTTAACTGATTTTAAATTAATTAATAAATTATTAGACCATCAAGAAATTTATTCAGTTTATGATAAAGGCATTAAAGGATTATTTATAATTTTTCGTGAGCACGGATTCCGCACATATATAAAAATTTTATCTGAAAATAGACATGCGGAATCATCGATTATAAAATATATTATGATGAATTTTTCCGAACAAGACCTTTATGTGAAATTAAAAAAGGAAAATTCATTAGCAAAATACATTCGCTATTTCGGTTTTGTGGAAACGGGAGACCGTGGGCAAGAAGTTTTATTGTTTAGAAAAGGAATTAAAATTTTACATAAAATGCTTCCGAAGGATTTATTGATGGAAGACGAATCAACCAGACTTTATTAAAGGAGACGCACGATGACAAATATTATTATCAAATTAAGGGATGCAATAGAAGACAATTATAAATATACCACGGATTCGTATGAGTATATTACTTCTAAAGTATTTACGCTCTCAGAATCTAATATTGATTCTACATCTTTAGTATGCTATAAAAATGGAACACTATGGGCTGCAGCTAATTACACATATGCATCTACTACTGGAAAAGTAACCGTAACTGGTACTTTAACCGCAGGAGATGTGCTTGAATTTGTGTATAACGCATATGCTAAATATAGTGATGCAGAACTACGTGGGTACATACGTGCAGCATTAGGTGATTTAGCTATAGAAAAATATAAAACTTTTGTTTCAAAAAGCGATAATACGATTTATCCTACACCAACAGAAGATGAGGAATATTTAATAGCATTTATTGCTTCAGTAAGAATTAAAGGTTCTATTTCATCTTATAAAACACCTGAAATAACAATTAATTTTAATGATAAGCAGAGTAATTCAGAAAAAATTCGTCAGGCAGTTAGACAGTTTGCAAAAACATATGGTATATTGGACTACGCTGAGATGGATGAAGAAATTACACCAGAAGACATAGACGAGGATTATTAAAATGGATAAAAGAGTTAATGTATTAAAAATTTTAGAAGATGAGGGAAAATTAACTAAAATACTTATTTATCCAGCTACTGAAGTAGTTAATGACCCCTATGAAAAAACTACGACTAAAGGATTTTTAAATCCGCTAACCATAAAAGCGTATGTAACAGAAATTTCTTTTAGTTCTCTTAGATGGAAATATACTGGACAGGTTCCAGGTGGTAGTGTTCAAATTCTGTGCGATACAAAATATGCCGGATTATTAAAAGTAGCAGATAAAATTAAGATTGGCGATAATCTTTATTCTTGCTGGAAAGATGATTCTAAAAATTTTATGATTTTAAATAGAGATGACCATTTAGTAGCAATACTCGGATTAAAAAATGGGGTTTAAAATTGAAATTGACTTTAGAAAAGGACACCAACAGTTACGTAATCTGATTCGGTACATTGATGATGATAAATTATTTTTTGAAGCACAAGCAGCGGTATACGATTTAGCTTACAAAACCGCTGATGACATGAAAAATATTATAAATAATGAAAGACATAATCCTAAAAGACCGGATGATGCATTAGTAAACAATATAGCGGTAGAACCAATAAATACGACTGCAGGTGTCGAGATGGGCATTGGAAATATTACTAGGTTAAATTTACTGGCACCTCATTGGGAATTAATTAATGATGGAGGAACATACAAAACCGTAGAAACACACGTTGTACCTACTGATTATTTTGGAGACCCAGGAGTCGGATTCGTAACATTTAAAGCTGGAAGTTTACACACTATTACCGGAATAGATTATGTAGGAAGGTCAATAAGAAATCTTGATAAAGAACTTCGAGTTGAAATGGAAAAATTAGGGGCAAAATTTGTAAGTGGAGCATCAAACGCAAGTAAATAGGAGATAACATGGCTTACCGTATATCTAGAAATATTGAGGCATCATTAATCGACATGATTACAGCAAACCTAGCAACAGATGGTTGGACCGGTATATATGTATTAAAAGGTTTTCCTCAAGACTACAAAGGTAAAGCCCCATTTATAGGTGTAGAGGCATTAGAAATTCGTCCCCAGAAATTAGAGATTGGTTCAAAAACAAATTTAAAATATTTTACAGTTAAAATTCGCATAGTTGCGAAGAATGATGGACAAAGACTTGATTTATCCGATTGGCTTTTTGATGAATTAGAAGATGATGTAAATTATTACGATTATACAATTGCAAGTGGTGTTGTTTCTGTTAAGACATTGTCTGGAAGAATAGTAATAACTAGGTGGAATGAAAATAGAAAAGAACTACAGAATACCGAAAATTTGGAAGCAGAAGATAAGTATAGACAAGTATTTGTATTTGAATGTATCGTAGCCAATTAAGGAGAATTTAAAATGAATGAACTCTTTACGATGTTAGCTAGTTTTGGTGGTCTATTTTTAGCCGGTGCGAACGTTGCAGTATTTTGCATAGTTAAATTTAATGACCTCAAACACCAAGAAGAAGCATTAAAAAGAATTGAAGGAAGTTTGGGTGAAATTGATAAAAAACTTGACGTTAATGCTGAAAGAATTTCAAAAATAGAAGGAAAATGTGCAGCTAATCACGGAGCGTAAATTTTAAAAGAAAGGTAATATGAATTATTTATATAAAGGTGGAATAACATTAAAACAATATTATTGCAAAGTATGCAAAAATCCTATAGGTATAGTTTCTGCATTATATAAGCGAGGATTGTGTAGGAAATGCTGTTTTAATAAAGAAACCAAAGAAAAGATGTCGTTTGCGAAACTAGGCAAAACCACATGGAATAAAGGATTAACTGGGTTTAAAGGATATTGGTCTGGTAAGAGTAACAAAGATATCATAATTAAGCATCATATTGATGGAAACAAAAAGAATAATGAGGAAACAAATTTTTTAAAGTTAACGCAGGGAAGACATAGAAGTTTACATTGGAAATGTTATAATTATTTAGTTCTTATAGGTGAAGTTAATAATTATTTAAAAGAATTTTTCAAGAAATACAAAATAGTCGATGTAAAAGATAATATCGACAGTAAGGTGGTGCATCATTCTGATTGCAATCGAGAAAATGATATCTTTAGCAATCTGATGTATTTAAAAGATAGAAAGATACACAATAAATTGCACCAAGAATCTTATAAATATTTAGTAAGGATTAACAGGGTTCATGACTATATCAGTTGGTTTCTTCTTAACGAAGAAGAGAAATTACCAAAGACTGAAACTATTGAAGAGTTAAAAAAGTCATAACCTATTTAAAACAAGGAGGATACAAAGATGCTGCACGCTAAAATGTGTAAACCACGGGCGTTTGCGTGGAATAATGATAGAACGCCAGAACAAATCGACAGATTACAAAATATTTCTGGTGATTTAACTCTGAACAGAGAAAAGGTATACGAAATTGGTAGAGTTGGTCGTTTAGGATATAAAAAATCTACGCCATCATTCAAATATTCTGCTAAACAATTTGAATATGGCTCGATGGATTTCTTTTATGCGTTAGCAAATAAAGAAAATCCAGCATCAGGTGGATTAGACAATTCAGTTGATTTAGATGATTTAGTTGAGACACAGACAGACATCGCTGCCTTTTTAACTGATGACAATGCTACTTTCAGAGGTTCTATTTGGTTTCCTGGATTAAGAGTTAATGGTTTTTCCATTAATATAGGGGACCCTGCTGCAACAATTGAAAGAAGTTTTGATTTAGTTGGCGAAGATTACAAGATGATTGACGGAAAATATTTTGCCTATCAGAAAGCGACTGCTGTTGGAGCATCTACTGCAATAGTGTTAAGTCCTGCTGCTGTAGAAATTGCATCTGGAGATTATATCTTCAGAGTGTTAAGAGTTCGTTCTGGAGTCGTAAGCGAATTGGCTGAGACTACTGATTGGACTTTTGTTAGCGGTACAAACACATTAACAGTTACAGGTGGAGTAAATGGAGACGTAATTAAAGTTTATTATGTTTCTGCAACTGCTTATACAACTACTTGGACTGATAATGAAGATGACCCTGATTTGTTATTAGCAGAATATGCTGAAATCAGATTGAAAGTTGGTACTTCTACAAGAATCTATCGTTTGCAATCTGTTGGTATTGATGTTGCATTTGATAGAGCAGATTATAGAGAAATTGGTAATAATGCTATCGTACAACGTGGAGTTAATAAAAAAACGGTTACTGTAGCATTGGATAGATTTTCGGAAACTTTTACACTTGAAGATATTTTGGCTAGTGATAACACTTATCCAGTAATTAATCCTGCTGATTTTGCGGAAAATATTCAGATGCAGGTGTTAATTTATGGTGAAAAAGCTCACACTAACTTCAAGATTGGTTATCTAATTACTGGACTTTCCCCGACTGCAATAGGTACGAAACAGGACGTGGAATCTTATGGTAACAGAACATGTTCATTGGAATCAGATAACTTAAAGATTTCTGACGACGTTACTGAGTTAGTTTTTGCATAATTGATAAAGCCGAAAGGTTGATAAAAGAGGAGTCTCAGGTTTTATTCCTGAGCTCCTCCCACAAAATAGTATCAAAAGTAAGGAGCAATCATTAATGTACGGTAATTTAGTTATAACTAAATTTAATAACATTATACACGCAGGGCAGAGGAGCCATTTCTCTGCCTTTTTGCTTTTAGGAGTATAAAAATGGATAATCGTTTAAAATTAACAGAAGAGACACTTAATCAAATTATTGACCAAGAGGCTCGTAAATTAGTAGGCACATGCCTCAAAAGAATAGAAATTCCAATAGATATTAAAATTAAAGAAGGTAAAGAAATTATTTTAAACAAAGAAGAATTAGAAAATGTTAAAGCACAATTAAAGAATCTAATATACGAATCATTAAGAACAATTCGTGATACAGTAAGGACGGTTGGAAAAGAAGCGATACAACTAACTAACGTAAGGAAGGAGTAATTAATATGGAAAAATCAAGTATGGACGCTGCTAGAGAGATGTTAGACAAATTTAATGAAGACAAGGAATTATCTAAAGTCGAATCTATGATAGTCGATAATAAAATTGAATTTGATTACAAAGAAAAGGTATATAGAGTAAGACTGCTAAAATTAAAAGAAAAAGAGGAATTATATCTTCTAAAATTATCAAAATTCGGACAATTAATTAAGAATACTGATATTTTAATGGAAAAGGATTTGATAAAAATTTATGCTGACAGAGGAATAAATATTTCAGAATTAACAGATAAAATTAGACAAATAGATGCAGAAATTTTAAGTTTAAAACTTTCGCTAGGAGAAGCAATTGAAAAAAGTGAAGCAGTATCGATACTGAAAAATTATGAAGAAAAAATTCAATTATTGCTCCAAACTAAACAATTAGTAATGATACAAAAAATAAATTATTTAAGCACATCATTAGAGTGCCAAATGGAAAATTATGAGGCACAATTTATCACATATTTAACATTAGAAACCTTAAATGAAGAGAAATGGGAAAGAGTATTCAAAAGTTTCGAAGATTTTCAAAACACAGAAGACGAACAACTAATTAATCTAGCGGGAACCCGCACAATGTTATTACAATATATTTAATATGAACACATATTCTTCACTACGGATTTTAGCTAAACAAAATAAATATCAAAATCTCTTCTTTGCATGCAAGGAATTGAATGGGGTTACGTTGTTTGAGAACAGTAGAGACCTCAGTCAATTGCAGCAGATATTTATTAATTATTTATACATGTATTCATCTATAAATCAAGCAATTAGCGTTGATAAAATTTCTCCCCATGTGAATGATAATGAATTATTCGAAGATTCTTATCTATTATGGAGAAATAAAGGAATTAAAAAAGATAATAAATTAGAACAAAATGATGTACATTTAGTTACATCTAATAAAATAATATTTCCAAAAAAGAATTTAGGAGACAAATAAAATGGCTCAATCTGCGGAATTTTTAGCAAAAATAAAATTAGTAATGGAAGGAACTGCTGCTGCAAAACAGCAAATAGAGTCAATTAAAAAAGATATATCTAATATACCTGATTTAAAAAATGCTACCAGTGCAGTTATTAGAAAGGCAATGGCGGGTACTGGTGAAGAAACAGTAAAAGCATCAAAAGGAATGGCAGACTTTGGAAAAGCGATGTCCAGAGCCTTAATTGTTGCCCCAGTATGGATGGCAATGAGAGCAGCAATTCAACAGGTAACTTATTTTGTTCAGGAAGGTATACAGTATTATCTAGAAACTGAACATTCTATGCACAATGTTAATGCAGCGATGCAAGAATTAGGTAGTTCTAGTTCAACAACTATGCCGAGATTAATAGAACAATTTCATATTTTATCATCAGAAACTGGTAAATCAGAAGGTGCAATAGCCAATGTTTTTGCAGAAATGGTGCGAGTATTAGGCGATAGTAATACTGCTTGGACTGCATCAGAAGCAGCTCAAAGATTATCTATTGCTACCGGTGGAGATGCTGCAAAAATAGCAGAAACATTAGGAATGTTATATAAGTCAAATGGTGAAACATTAAATCAAGCAGCTACTGAAACTCAAAGATTTAAAGATTTACAGGTAATGCTCTATGAAGCTCAATCTAAAACTCCTGGCGGAATTGAAAAATTAAATGCAAATCTTTTGGCTGGTATTCCAATAATGGCTACTGCAAATATATCTATAGAAGATTTTATTAAATTAAACTCAGCTATGGCTGCTGCGGGTATTACTTCAGGAATGGCATTAAAAACTGGTTTAACAAAAATCATAACAAACCTATCAGAAGTATCGAATCAGATGGGATTAAGTTTTTCTAAAAATACCCCCACGATGACAGTTTTTATGTCTGTCATGGAAAAATTGGGTGCTGCAATGAAAACAGGAGAACAAGGAAGTGTAGGTAAAGTTATTAAAGATGTGTTTGGTGGAGTTAGAGGTGGTCAAATAGCAGCAATGGCTAAAGACATAGAAACATTACAAAAAAATATGAATACTCCATTAGTAAATGATAGGTCAATTGCATTATATGCTGAACAGATAAAACAGGTAACTGAAGGTGTAGATTTTCAAGGACAGTTATTTTTAAATTTAAAGAAACAAGCTGGAGATGCATTTATTACAGGAATTATGGGTGGAAATAATTTTGCAGAAGCATTGAAAAATGCAAATAAAATTATGGAAGATAGTGCTCTTTATGCTCAGAGTTTAGGAGGTGTTTTAAACGCTACATGGAGAACGTTAGGTGCAATATCAACCGCAGGAGTAACCGAAGGAATAAAAGGTGAAGAAGGAAGAGCAACAGCAGCAGAAAAAACATATGAATATGAATCCAAAATTCTGGAAGCATTAAAAGGTCAGATGACAGCACAAGAAATGATAATGCTGACTGGAGAAATTGAAATAACAAAAGACGGAAGAACTTTAGAACAAAAAAAGGAATTAATAGAATTATTAAAACTACAGGTCGGAAAAGAACAAGCAGTAACTAAAGCTAAAGAAGACCAAGTTAAAGTAGATAATGATGCGGTAATGTTAGGAAAAGAACAATCAAAAGAATTAGAATCTTTATTAATGAAATATGCATCTGCTAAACCGGGAGATAGAAAAGACCTTCGCAGAGAAATAGAATTAACGCAAATGTCATCTGAATCTCAGATAACTGCATTTAACAATAATTCAGGAAATGATAGAAAATTAATGTTAAGTATGCAATCTAAATTAGAAGAAACTACACGAAATGCAATGGCAGGAACGATTGCAAGAGAAAATGGAATAAGCGTAGGTACTAGATTTGGTCAAGGTCAGCCAATGAGCATTCAAGACCAGTATCCTGGATGGAATATGGGTGGTTCTCCATGGGCTGCAGTTGGTAAAATGGGTGCTGGTAGTCAAGTTCCTGGAATGACTACAATTAATTCTAAAGGAGCAGATACGATTAATATTAATTTAGCAGTTGAAGCTGGTAAGGCTTATGAAGAAACTATAAAAAAATTAAATGAAGAAATAATGAATAAAATATTAACAAATCCTAATTTTCAAAAAGCATTTGGAATAGAAGCAAGAAAAAATAAAGCCCTTTAAGGAGATAAGATATGCCTAACTATACAGTACAATTAGTTTTAAACAATGGAATTACAGGGTCAGAATATATATTTCCTCATGTATTTTCTGTTAGCGACCCGATAGAAGGTATGAAAGCTACCGTAATTGAAGGAACCCGGGGAAATGGTTCAATAGTAATTCCAGGGGGTAAAAAGAGTCAGCAATTAATAATTAGAGGTAGATTAATCGATAATGATGGTTATGCGGATTTAACAAGTTTAATGGCAACGATGAGAAGTATGGTTACTACAAGCCAGGCTACATTGACGATGGAACATTTAGTTGGAGCATCTTATGTTCCAGATTGGAGTTATACAGTAAGAAGAATAGATGAAATTGAGTTTGAAGAATCGTTGAGAACGTGGGAACAACCCTATTCAGTCCGGTTCCTTGTGGTAGCATATTAATATGAAAGATTATAATTATTCAAAAAATAATCATTGTATTTGTGAGAAACCGATTTCAGATAATGCTACTTTTTGTAATTCATGTGAAAGAAGAAATCGTTATGTTGATAAAAAGAACACTCCTAACTGGAAAGACGGAAAATATTCAACTGTTAATTATTGTATCACCTGCCATAAAAAGATAAGTGCAGAAGCAGTGTGTTGTCGTTCTTGTGCTATGAAAGAACTGTTCAATAATCCGAAGAACCATCCAGGTTATAAAAATGGAAAAAGTTTAGAAAAATCTTCGTGTATCGTATGTGGTAAAGAATTAAGTCGTGGCGATGCACAAAGATGCTTAAAATGCCATAATAAATACGTCTCAGAATTAATTATAGATACTGGAATTATGAAAGGAAAAAATCATTGGAATTGGCACGGTGGTATAACCAGAGAGGGGTATCCATACAGATTTAACGGTATACTGAAAGAATTTATTCGTATTCGAGACAATTACATCTGTCAATTATGTTTTAAACCTGGAAAGTATGTTCACCACATTGACTATAATAAGAAACATTGTTCTAAAGATAATTTAATAAATTTATGTTGTTCATGTAATGTTAAGGTAAATTATAACAGAGATAAATGGATGAAATATTTTAAGAAAATAATTAAAATCTTAATAAGGAGGAATTAAATGGCTACAGTTATGAAATTTTTAGTAAACTATGTTAATCCTGCGGTACTTTACGTAACAACACCCGCAAATTACAGGGAATTAGATTTAGCAAACGATTCTCTTGTTTGGACAAAAGGAGATTTGGTTGTAAAAGATTTAATGAATCATCAACCTATTGCAGCAGAACTAAATGCTGCTGCTGAAATAATTGACCCTGCACTGGCAGTAACTGTTTCTAAATGTTTATTAAGTACTTTAGTACAGTTTGGTGGTGCATACAATACGCATTTAGTAAAAGGAATGGGAACTCTTACAGACCGATATGTTTTTTGTTTTAGTTTTGACGGTGCAACAGCTACAGAGCCTCAACTCGAGGCATGGGATGATTCAACACATCTTACTTACGCAAAGAACGTTTTAGGTGTAAGTAATGCATTAAATTCTTTTATTAAAGCTGCATGCACTACAGTAATAGTTCCAGGAACATATTCAGAAGTAGCTGGGGGAAGTAATGTTATTTTATTAAATGCTTCTCTTGGAGCATTAACAGTTGCAAAAGACCTATATGCAAATATTAAAATAGTAATACCTGCTAATTATGCAATACCTGCTGCTGAAAGTTTTGTACTTACGACACGTTATACATATTTCTAAGAAAGGAGTAATAGATGGATAAGCACTTATTTCATGTTGTATTTGAAGATAATTCAGGATTCACTGGTGGAGATTATCAAAATACAAAATGGTTGGAAATTGATAAATCAAAAAAAATAAGGACAATATTCTATTTACTTCCGACAGGAGATTATTTAGGTTTAGGTGGTTTTAAAAAAGTTTATCAGTACATTGAAGTTTTAACGGATTTAAATGGTGCAGAAAGCGGTAAGAAGAAAATTGATTTCATTTGTTTAATAGTGGAAAAAGAAGATAATTATATTCAATATAAAATAAATCATCAGGACACTGGGGTAGAAATTAATATTTTAAAAAAAGATTCAGATTATGTCAAAAAATTAAATACTATTGGTTGGAAAAATGGAGCATAATATGATTAAGAGATACGATTTTACAGACAAAACAATTCATTTAATTAGAAAACTTCTCGAGGAACATTTACCGAAGGAAGGGACTTTAGATGAAATGGTACAAAAAAGAAATCAATTGTTAGAAAAATTTATCAAATAATATGAAAAATCACCTTCCAGAATGTCCATGCACAATGTGTAAGATATTAAACGGTGAAGCATTTGGCAAAAATGCTATTAATTATAAACACGGGAAAACTCACAATAACAAGTGTATTGACTGTGGAACACATATATCTTTTTCTTCGAAAAGATGTAGACCATGCGGTCAGAAGCATCGGTATGAAGACGTTGAAAAACTAATTACTTATTGTGTTGATTGCGGAAAAAAGATAGATAATTATAGTAAGAGATGTCAAGTATGCTATTGGAAAAATCTACTACCAACACTAATAAGCGGTCAAAACAATCATAACTGGATAAAAGACAGAAGTTTAATTGCGTATTCAGCAGAATTTAATTATGAATTAAAAGAATCAATTCGTAAACGTGATAATTATACTTGTCAAAATCCAGAATGTAATATGACAGAAGAAGAACATAAAGAGATTTTCGGACAAGCACTTCATGTTCATCATATCGATTATAACAAGAAGAATTGCAAAGAGGAAAATTTATTAACACTATGTCTAAGATGTAACGTGAGAGCCAATTATAAACGGAGTTATTGGCAAAGATATTACGAATTAAAAATAAGTAAAATGGAGGTAACACTATGAGTGCAACATTTCAGTTTTCAGAGAGTAATGGAGTTGGAGAAACAGAAACAGTTCCGATAACAAATCTTAATTTCGGAAGTGAAGATTCCGTAAATATAAACACTACGAGTCATCCTGTTATAAGAGGAACAAATTCATTTGAAAAGTATATACGAGCAAAATTTACAAGTACATATACTGAGATTAGTAACATGAAATTTTGGAAATCCGCAGGAACTTTACTTACGGACGAAGTAATAAAAGCAGCAACTAATCAAGCGTTTGTAACTCCGTCTGCAACAGCTAATGCTGATTCAGCAGTACCTACTACGGAAGGAACAGCCTTAACTGTTCAATCTGCAGAAGGTGATGCAACTATAGTTTATGGTGCTTCTGGTGTTAGTGGATACACCAAATACATTAGATTGCAGACAAGTAGTACGGTATCTACACCTACAGGTGCAGCTAATCAGAAAACATTCACGTTTCAGTACGACGAAGTTTAAGAAAGGAAATTAAATGGATAATTCAATATCTATAAATTTAAATAGCGGAAACAATCCAATGGATTCGCTAACATTTTACTGGATGGCAGAATTTAAGGATGGTGTTATATTTCAATTCGAAGACGGTAAAGAACATAAATTTCAAGAAGTAAAAGACCGTATGAATGAATTAGAATTTTTTCATCTGTATCATAAAAATAGTATGAGTAATATAAATTTTATAGTAGATTTAAAAAGAGGATTAATTAAAACTTTAGATTCACAAGAACCAGAAATCATAGAGCCAAAAGAAAATATTAGATTAATTTATTTTAGAAGACACCAGGTAGAATTAAACCAGTCAGGTAGAGAAATAAATCACATAATAAATTACCATTTAGGATTTCAATACAACGATAAATTAGGAAACAATAGACAAATCGTCTTAAAAATAGATAATAGTGGCAACTGGATAATAGGAGAATAATATGTCTGTAAGTTTAGGAAATGCTACATCAAATGCTAGTTATATAGCTCGTCCTGTTACTCGGAAGATACTTAAATCTTCTAATGGGACACTATTATATTTTTATATCGATAAGCAATATATACGATATAAAACTTCTTCAGATGACGGTGTAACTTGGGATGTAGCATGGACAGCAGCATATACTCAACCAGAAGGCAGAGAAATTGGAGATTTAGATGTTGCAATAGATGGAAGCGATAATATTTACTGTTCATGGAACTACTCAGGATGGGACCTGTATCCATATTTTTTAAAATTATCATATTCTGCAGGAGTTTGGACACCGGGTTCAGCAGTAGTTGTTTATTCAGAATCACACCATGAAACTAATATAGTTGTCCGTGCTAATGGCGATTTATGGATAGTTGGTTTTGACGGTGGTCAATATGTAAGAAGTTATTATTCTACTGATGGAGGAGCAAACTGGAATAAAGTTACTAATTTTAATTTAGGTACAAACTGTACCGACTGTAGTGCTATAGCAGTTGGAGACGATGTATGGTGCTTTATAAGAAAAGCATACAACAATACTCTTGTTGTTACTAAATATACTACTTCCTGGAGTGCAACAGAAACTGTAACTTCTGACTGCGTTGCACCAACCACAGTAGCTTCAGGTAGTGCTGCAGGAACTGCTGCGATTTCTAGTTCAGAAGTATATGTTGCAGCAAATACATCTACCGGCATAAAGGCGTATAAATATACAGGAACATGGGATGCCGGAACTGAAATATCTGCTACTGCAGAAGATGAAAATCCCGCAGTTTCAATCGTAGCAGGTAAACCAGTAGTAGTGTGGACCCACTGGGATGGAACAAGATTTCAAATAGCATATAGAACATGGAATGGTGCATCATGGGATACCAAAGTAGATGTAACATCAAACGCAGTAGTTCATAATACACCACATGCAATAGAAACTGCGGTTGATACATTATATTATGGGTGGTGGGAAGGTGCATCAGCCGGCGAAATTTTATTTGATAAAGTAGATTTAAGTCTTTCAATTAAACAGGAAATATATTCCGATGTTTCTTTTAAATCTCCATCAACTGAAATATTATCAGATATTTATTTTGTTTCACATACAGAAGATTTATTATCTGATGTAAAATTTCAGGGAACTGAGTTATCAACTATTTTATCTGATGCCAAATTCTCCGCAGAAGTTTTATATAATGTCAACAATAAGGTTGGTTTTGTTTCCGGGATTTTATATGATATTTCTAATAAATTCAGTTTTGTAAATAGTTTATTGTCTGATATAAATAATTTTATCAATACTGCAATAAGAGTTATTTCTGATACAAATAATGATTTTAGAATGCGTGGTTTAGGAATTTTTAGTATCAACAATGATATTAGATTTTTAAAATCATATCAAATTCCCGGAGCAGTAGGATTTCAATCATTAGGAAAAACGTATATACATGTTTATTTTAATAATGTAGAACAAACAGACGTAAATGTTGATAGTATAGAGATTCATAAAATATTAAATGGTGCTCATACTGCTTCTTTAGATTTAGCCCGTGCGTATGATGTGAATGTTCCAGTATTAGAAACTGTTGTAACTATTTATTATGATTCTAATTTACTATACAAAGGGTATATTACTGAAATTAATCCGACAGAAGCTCCAGAAAATATAAATATAATATGTAACGATAAATACTGGTATCAGAATAGAACTACTAAATATTTTTTCGTAGGTCATGAACCAATAGAAAATGTCGCACCTAACATAGTAGAAACTTATTATCCCACACCTAAAACCGCACTTGCAACAGAAGTTGGATTAAATGTAGATTTTGGTAATTTTGTTCCACAGACTATCGGATGTTTTGGTACGCCCGAATCTGATGCAATAAGTTCTTTAATTGATGCATCTGGTAATTTTGGATGGTATTATGATGTAGATGATACTAAGAAGATTTGGAGAGCGGGTCAAGGCACGGTAATCGATATAAATAGACAGGTATTAGGTAGTAATATAAAATTATATGACTTATTAAATCATCAATTCAAAAAAGATGCATCTAATGTTATTAATAAATTTAGGGTTCAGATGGGAAATAGGACCTATGTAGGCAGTAGAGAATATTCTTCTTATACCTTTAGAAATTATGCTAAATTCGTTAATCCCGCATGGGATACTTCAATTCCATTAATTTCATCAAATGATGATGTTTCGACATGGGTAAATCACTCTGCAGAAGACGCAAGTTTATATACTGACGTTTTAAAAAAATATACTTTACCTTATTTAGACCCTAAATTAGAACAATACGCAGATAACCGTCCTTCATATGTAGAAATATATAGTCGTGGCGGAACATTTGGATTTGTCGGTCCACTCAATTTACAATATGAAAAAACTCTTTATGAAGGATTTACTATTGATTTTGAAAATAGGACTATTACATTTAATGACCCAATGTTTTTGTATCAACCTGATGCTAACGGAGAACCGATTAATATTAGTCAACCAATAATTAAAGTATTTCTTTGGAAAAAAGTATTAAGTTCTCATACAGATGACCCGGTAAATAATCCTTTAGTATTTTATACACCGAAGATGGGTTCATATCCGGTTACAATCACAAAAGAATTAAATTTATCTGATTTAAGTATCTCAGATGGTGCAACATGGAAATATTATGATGGTGTAACTCATCAGATACCACAGTATGATGATACTGCGTTTGCTACAGATATTGCTAAATGGAATCTTAGTAAAACACAGGAAGAAAGAATAAATGGTAATATTGAAGTAACATTAGATACATTATGTTATTATGGAATTGATTTAACTAAGAGAATAAATATAAATGGCATCACTACTGCACCTATGAATATTTTATCAATAGATATTAAACTAAATGATTTTAAAGTATCTGTAAACTTAGATAACAGTCAACCATATCAGCGGACGATATCAATGTCCTATAGAGGGGAATAAAATGACACTAAATGAACGCATCGAACAATTAGAAAATATGGTTCTTCAATTATCAGTAAAAGTTAAAGATTTAACTCAGAATACCGAAGATAAAACTACATTACCTCAATCAGTTGTAGGTGGTATTCGAGATAGAAGCACTATTAGACCTATAGACCAAACATCTGGTCTTAATCAGAACTTAGGTGGCGCAGTTATTTGGAATAGTCCCGAGATTAATGTTACTCCCGGCACTCCTCCGGTTGACCCGGAAACAATCCACGGGTCAAAAGGATATAATAAACATTCTCATTCACGGTATTCCGGTGGAGCATTAATAAAAGGAATATTAGAAATCGTGGAGTATGACGATGATTGGTCTTCAATAAATCCGCATTCTCAGGGATACTGGAATCCTGTTCCAAAGATAAAAATGATGGCACCTACAGTTGGTTTAGCAGTTCCGATGATAGGTGCTTTAGATTTAGTATTCAACGCTGATAAAAAAACGTGGGGCTGTCCAGCATACGAGATTGATGTAAAGAAATGTTTTTTTGTAGAAAGAGTAAGCGTAATTGACGACAGCAATCCTACGTTAGGTGAAATAAAGAAAGATTCTAAAGGTAAGGAAATGAAATCTCCTCTTTATAGCACTGATGTAACAAAAACATCTGTTGCATGGGATGAAAATGGTCAATGTTGGAGATTTTATGCAGTATATGCACCTGTACCAGTGGTTCCTACACCGTAAGGAGTAATTAAATGGCTGGTATAAATAAATGTCCATATTGTTATAGAAAATTGAATCCGAATACATGGAAGAACGACCCCATATTAAATCCTAACGGTTCGGATTATGATTGGACGGATTCTACTCATTTATTTAAAGTTATCGAAGAAAAAGATAAATTATATAAAGGTTATCAGCAGATTCGAGCAGAAGATATAATTGAATTACAGACCGCATTAATTGCATTAGAAACTGCAATTTTATCCCCTGCAAATTACACCATTTTCTCTCCAGTCGTAGTTAATGGAAAATTCCAAATTACAGGTAAACAATTAAAAGAAATGAGAGATTCAGTAGAGGGATTATTATTTTCTCAAGGTTTAACAAAAATAGAATATTTTAATTATGACGAAGAAGGAGAACATATAATTCATCCTTTAGGGGATAAACAGGAATGGACAGACCCTATAACATTAGTAACTGATTTAGAAAAATTTCAGGTAAGATACATACATATTGAAGAGTTAAGGCATTTTATTACTTCAATATGGGAAGATTTTACTAAGGTAGGTATTGATTCTGCTAGTGCTGTTGCAGCATCAAGCACAGATATTCATACTTTTACGTTACAGAAAAAACAATTATGGGTTGGAACTGCTTCTTCAGGTCATGAATTATATGACCATTATCAATCTAATGGCAGTGCTAACATAGCTATAGGAAATACTACTATTGGTAATGCTGCTGGTGCTGCTATTCAAAATCCAGAGCATGTAGGAGTAAGTGTTTATTCCTCTGCGGTTGCCTCTAGCGGTGGAGTAGCTGCACAAATACCACAGATAATGATAGGTGGAGTAGGTACTTTAGATATGAGTTATCCTATAACTAAAACAATATACAATCCTACTACTAAAACTAATGATTTGTATCATTTATTTGTTAAAGCAGATTGTAGCGTATCTATGAGTGCTAGTGGAGATTATTCTAAAGGAACTGCTGGAGATGTATTTTTGGCTTATGGCAGTAAATCTAATCCTCCAATCGAAGTAACTCAATGGAACGCTGCTCCTAAAAATGAACCAAATACATCAGCAGTAGCTCAGGCTTACGTATTATTAAATATACCTGTAAGATTTGATATGGGGAGTGGAGTATATATATCTTTATCACAAGATGTTTATCATAATTGCAGTACACCTGCAGGATATCCAGTATTATTAAATAATTTTGACATAGATTTAGCAGTTGCTATGAATAACATTTTTGGAATTATGACTGGTTATGTTAGCGGATTTGGAGTTGGTGCATATGTGAGTGGTAGTGCAAATAATTGGGACCAAAAGACTGCGGATGCTCATTGGGTAGATGACCCTTTGATTCCTGACCCTGATGCAGTGATTTGGTATGGACCTTTTAACCCTACAGGGGGATATACCTCGGCAAGTGCTTCTTTTACTATAGACAATATTAATTTTTATTTTAAATTTATATCGGCAACACCAGTTCCTTAATTTTTAAACGAAGATTATCTTGGTCGGCAATTTCGGGGGACAATAACTCGTAGAATCTCTGGTAAGATATTTTTTCAAAACAATCTATATTGCTTTCAGGGGACACATTATAAATCTTTAATGTGTCCTTTTTTATTAATTTATTAAAATCGTTGTTCGGATTATGATTTTCATAATAACCTACATAACCTATTCCCCTATGATTAATATTATTATAATAATGGGTCGGCACCTCTGTCTTTGGATTATAATTTGGGTCCCTCTCAGGCAGTCCCTTTCTTCGAGTCCAGTCGAAGCCTAATAGGTAGACCGTTCCGGTCTCCATTAGCTTCTCCGCTAACTTCAAAGCGAAAACTCCTGTTAAGTTTTCCTTTTCAGATTTATTTAACAAAATCGTATTATTTAATTTAAATTCCTCCACTCCATTATGATTTATGCCAATTATTAGAGGCAACTGCCGAAGTTTATCATAACAATCCGGGTTAGGTAGTTTACCGGTATCGTCTGGCTTAGGATGGTAGAAATCCCGGTCATTGAAGCACAAAAACGTGCCTGGAAACGTCTTAAAGGCGTAGTTGGTCAATATAGTGAACTTAGTGGCACACAGTGGCTGTAGTAGCGAAATTTGTGGCTTAATTGATGCTCCGCCACCTATAATGATGCATTCATTAGGCATATTACTCATTCTTTACTCCCGGTTGTTGACACCACTTGCATCCGTTCTTAAATAAGAATTCTTTATTAGGTATTTCACGTTCACAAAAAGGACATAATAATTTAGGTTCATGATAATAGCAGTCTGCACATGCAGACCAGATAGTGCAGCAATCAGTATCTTCATTTTTACAGAGATTATGATTCCTGCATCTATTTAATCTCATTTTTTTATTAATTTCTTCCATCATGTTATCGTAATTGGATTTAGGCATTATACTCCTAACTTTTTTAAAATAGCATTAAATACTTCATCTACTGTAATAGCAGACATGCATGGATGTGGTTCTGTAGGACACGGATTTTGTGTTGTTTTAGATAAATTATTATAAATTTTATTGCAGGGTGAACATTTTAAAGGTTTCCAGATATTAATATTATGCCCGTAACCGAATACGCCCGGATGAGTAGAACCCCATAATATAACTGAAGGCGTATAGGGCAATAATGCAGTTGCATGATTAGAAAAACTATCTATACCTAAATGTAATGTTGCTTTTTTAATTAATTGAATACATTCCGTAACACTTAATTTATTCCGCATATCAATAGTTCCGTTTAATTTCATATCACTTTTTCCTATTTGAACTATGGCGTAATCTGTCCGCCCGAGTGAACAAAATCGGTCTATTACTCCCTGCCAATTTTGAATATCCCAATCTTTATAAGGAGACCATCCAGAATTACAATGTATAGTTATTACTTTCCTTTCAGAATTCATTAATACATTAAATTCTTTATTTTCCGTCGGAAGAAATTCAGGATAAAATCCATAATTATAAAAGTGGTCATCTAATCCTAATTCTTTACCAAAATACCACGTTAAATGTTTAACTAAAGGTTTAGATGTATAACCGTATAGATTTTGTGCTCCAGGGGTCTTAATATCGAAATCAGCACTACTTTTTACTTCATCTACCGCAGGACAAATAATAGGTAAATCTTTCCAACTTGGGTCGCAATAATAGATAATCTTATCATTAGGATTAAGTTTTTTATACTTATCAATTGCCATAAGGGTCATGATTATATCACCCAGGGCTCCAGGACGATTTAAATGCAATGTTTTACTCACGTTCAATTGCCTCCTGACAAAAGGTAAGTACGAAATATATTGTTGATTTAATTTCCTTAAAGTTCGTAGTCGAAGAAAAAAGTCTGAATTCAAGCGTCTCGTAATCAGTTTTAGGTAAATGCGAAATGTTCAATGACCTGTATTTTTCGTCAAGTGAAGAATAACCACTAAAAGAATAACCATTATGATTACGATATTGATGTATTACTTTTTCGGTCAATTTATAATCTTTTTTAGGTAAAAATTTACATGTTTCTGAAAGTCTCTCTTTAGATACATTAAATCTTTTGGCAATATACTTTTGACGATGAACCCATTCACGAATAATGTTTAATACCGCTTTATCTGATAAATTTTTAACATTAATATGTAGGTGTAACCCGCACGATGGTAATGCTTTAGCCTTATATACTCGGCATAATGCTAATATTTCTTTTATTTGCATCAAAGAGTCTTCATTATAGAATAGATGGTTTGATTTCTCAGGCGAAAGTTCAATACCATTTTTTAATGAACCATCTGACTTAATTTCCCATCCTTTAAGAGTTTTCCCCCGGTCAATTAACTTATCCGCATCAGTCTTAGCCGGAAGTTCGAACTCAAATTCTGGGGAATAACGGATTCTAGTAATATCCGTAAGTTTTATTTCTTCTTTTTTAACTCGTTTTATTTTCTTCATTTATCCTCCACCAAGCAAAACGTCGTTTATCTTTATCAGATTTATTAATAAATGGTATAAATCTAATGCAGATAATATAACCTTCTGATTTAAAATACCAATATAATTTCTTCTCATACCAAACAGTAAACATTTTACTCCTTATCAGGAACTTTTTTAATCTCCCAATGGTGTTTCTGATATGAAACATCTTCGCATATTATTAATACATCGTCTGTTCCTAATTCTTTTGATACAAATCCCTGTTTAATTATTCCGGCATCTTTAAAATAAACCATCTGACCCATTCTCATGAGTACCTTTCTCTATTTATCATAGATTATCCATCCGTTAATATTTAATTTTTTTCTAAGTAATTTTAAATAATCACCTAATCTTTTTCTATATTCTTTATATTCATCCCCACCAGCAGCATTATTCTTTTTAAATTTAATAGAATTAGTCCAAAATACTTTAACATTACGTTTCTGTAATTCTAAAAACGCTAATTCATGTTCTCCTAGTTTAAATTCCACATCCCATAAGTCTGTGATGCTATTAGTTTTAGCTAAAAATATGTTCATACATATATCTACTTTTTGGAAAGATAAGTTATTAGAAATCATATAATCCTCAGATTTCTTAAAATGAATTCCTTTATTATCAACATACATATAAAAATTCCATGGAGCTTTGGCATTCTCTAATTCAAATCCAACTACACCATAATTAGATTCAGAATTTAAGAAATCTATAATAGGTTCAAAATTATATTTTTCAGTAAACTGAATTGAATCAGAAGAAACTAAACAATAATCATATCCCAATTCTTTAGCCTTATTAACCAAGAAATTTCTAGCATAACTAAGTCCGCAATCAAAAGGAAGATAATATACTTCACAGGGAATCTGGGATTTAAAATAATCATATGTTATAATCTTTTCATCCGTTTGATATCCCTGGTCTGCAATTAAAACTATACACTCTTCTGTATAATTATCTACAATAGATTGTACCGTTTTGTACAATGCGTAATCTCTTAAAAATGTGGTTATAAGTATTGCTACTTTATTCACTAATCCTCCAAGTTTACTTCAATAATCGAGGCATTCCAGTAACTGTTTCCCATTAATGGGGTATTTGTTCTTTTGCAACATGTTTCTGCCTTCTTTTTTGAGAGAAATGCTTTTGCAATATGGTGAAAATTTTCTCCTGAATTATATACCACTAAATACACTATTTTACCCATTTTTTAATTCCTCCCAGGTCTGTTTAAATGTTTTTTCTAAATAAGCAACTACAGGTATAGGAACATTAATATTTAAATCATAAAGTTTAGCGGGTTTAATGATACGTTTTGGCTCTACTTTAATATTAAGCAATTCTTTGCAGTATTCAAATGTTTTTAGAATCAATTCTTTTTCATTTAGAGTAGAAACACCTATATACAGTTTATCGGAAACTATGTCTTTTTTGGTAACTGCTTCTAAGCAAGAGTAATTCAATAACCAGAAAACAATAGAATTTTTATTTAGATAATTAATAATCTTAATAATAATTTCCTTCTGCTCTATATTTATTTTATTAACTTTATTGTATTCTACTGTTTCGAGTTTTTGAATTTTAATTTCAGGGGGTTTTGGTGTATTAGAATCTAAAGGTAAATAAGTAACTGGAGTTATAGTGTTTGCTGTTTTTTCTAATTGATATAATGAACTCTTATTAAACGTATAAAAATCAGCGACATTCCAATATACTTTTAGATAATCTAACTCTTTTTTTCTTGTCCTTAATGCATTATAAGTAGGATTTTTATTATCATGAACGTGTTTAATTTCTGTTTCAGGACAGAACCCAACAGTATAATTAGTTTTTGTTTTAACTAACAAATATACATGCGTATGTTCTATTGTTTTAACATTGTCATCAAAAATATTTGGTACTTCTCTTTTCCACATGGTAAAATCAGATACTATATTTGCTCTAAGAAATTTAGTTCCTTTGCTAGTAAATTCCCATTTAGCTAGATTTTTTTCGATTAAATAGTCTAGGGGGAAGTAACAAATTTTATTATCTGCTCTATTTAAAAAATATGAATAAGAACCTGTAGTAGCGTATCCTTCTAAGTTTCCACCCACTATACCCAAAGCTGGGTTTTCTTCCAGTATTTCTCTAAGTTTATATAAGTTAGTCTTATAAGTAGCCTGGAAATCATCTTCCATATATACTAGATACTTTTCTTTACATAATTCTTTTAAAATTCTTCTAGTTTTACTAATTCCGCTATCATACGGTATATATTTAATTGTATGACCGAGTTTAGTTAATTTAGCATATAATTTATCCTTTTTTTCGGAATGTTCCCCCTGGTCAACAATATACATTTTAAATTCCTGTAGATGCAATAGTATGGAGTCTATTAATCTAAAAAGAGATTCATCTCTTAAAAATGTAGAGATTCCGAGTCCAATATCTTTATTTCTACTACTTTTAATTAAATTTATACCTAGATATTTAATTTTCCAATCAATATCTGACATTTCTTTTCCAGTTACCTTTTCCAGACCGTCATCTACGTTTTCTCTAACATAGAAAATATCAGGATAAAATACAAAATTAAATTTTGCTTGTTTAACTCGAATCCAAAATTCCCAGTCTTCATATGGTATATTTTTATATCCCTTAACTTTTGACCATACGGATTTTTTTAATAGACTGGAACCTGTTAAACGGTTATAATTAACCAAATCTTCTAATGTAAAAGTTTCATGACCCCAATCAAATGTTTTATTATGAAGGTTAGATTTTAAATTTTTTAGTGTAATTTTATAATTAATTACGTCTGCTTCTGGATGTTTCGCTATATGTTTTTTTAAACTTTCCAGTGGATTTTTTGTATAGTAATCATCGTCATCTAGGAACGTAATCCATTCAGATGTACAGTTCTTTATTCCTGTATTCCGTGCTTCTCCAAGACCTCTATTCGAGCCATGCTCAATATATTTTATTTTTGGATAACAAGAAAGTATATTTTTAATATAATCAGTATGTTCTTTATCAGAACCATCATTGACGAGTATTACTTCATCAAATTCTACGAAATATACAGAATCTAAGGCTCGTTTTAACCATGCAGTTCTATTATAGGTAGGTATAATTAAACTAATCGTAGGGTTATACATTTTCCCTCCGATTTTCTTTATAATTAATAATAGCACTCTCTCCGAGTGTATACCCTTTTTCAATACCGTATTTTTCGTATATAAAATTATAATACATTCTTTTTCTCATTTCACGGTATTTTTCATCATCTACTGGATGCTGGTGTTCAATTAAAACATCTGGAATAAACGCTATTTTAACATTGCTATTTAATTTTATATTTAAGAAAAAATCCATGTGTTCAGAATGTATTTTATGTTTGATATCCCAGGGATTATTTTTTAAGACTTCAGTTTTAGCTAAAAAGAAGTTATAAATGATGTCGCATATACCATATTTTATTTGATTTATCTGGTGAGGTTCTATAGTTTTATTATCTACTAATTTATTCCACTCTATCGAAAGTAAAATTTTATCTAGTATGAACAAAAATTTCTCATAAGATTTTACTTGACCTTCTTGCCACAATCTTCCGCCCACTATTCCAATATCTTTATTAGCTGAAAAAACCTCCATCATATTATATATATTCGTGTTACGTGTTAGAATAAAATCATCTTCTAATAATAAAGTATACTGCGTTTTTACCTGCTTAACTAACTCATTTCGGGCATAACTTAGTCCACAGTCTTCTGGTAGTTGTAAAACAGTAACGTTTTCATGTGTTATATTTATAGGTTCTTTATTTTGACTTCCTATAATTAGAGGAATATCTGGGTATAAATTACAGAAGGATTTAACTAACCTATCTAATGACTTTTCTCTATTTAAAGTAGTAACTACTGCAGTAATTGCAGAATAAGTGTTATCTGTATTAGAAAACTGTGTAAATTCCCAACCTGGATTAGGTATTCTCCAACTTTCGCCATATAAATAGGCTAAATATTTTTCTGACTCATTTGGCACTCTAAATTTAGTTCCTAAGAAATCGATATATTTTAGAGGAACTATTAAATCTAGCGGAACTTTCATTCTCCATTCTTCATTCCAGTGTTTATGTATTCTATTGGGTTTATAAGAATAACAGTATGAATATTTTTCATCTGAAGTATGAAAAAATAAATCTACGTGTGGATGATTAGTATTTCCTTTATATACCGCCAATTCCTTATCCCACTGATATTTATATTTAAAATCTGACTTATCCAAAATTTCCTTTACCTTCCATCTATCGTTTATATCCAAACTTATATCAATATCGTTTGGGTCGTGTGCTATAAAATCTTTATCTCTCACTGCACCTAATAGAGTACCTGTTTGTAACCAGAATTGAATACCATTAAAATCTAGAAGAGATTTTAAATCTAATAGCAATTCTTTTTGTGTGAATATTTTGTTGGTAGGGACACTTCTAACTCCATTAAAATATTGGTATAACTGTTTGTTTGGTACTGCGGGTTTATACGATAATGGAGTTATCCATTTTTTCCCATATAGCACTTCTAGCATTTTCTCTGGATTCTTAGGTATATTAAATATTTCTCCCTTTAATTCTATTTGTTTAAAGGGCAGTATATCTTCTTTATTTAATTCCCCATTAATATGATAAAAAGTATAGAATTTATCATCTTCTCCAATCCAACCGTGCCATCCGTCAAACCAATTCTTTTCAACAAAATAATGGTTTTGTCCTAAAAAATGTAAATCTCCGCATAACCGTTTTTCGTTATGAAATTTATTATCAATATCAATTATCTGTTTTTTTACTTCTTCTTTAATATTTACAGTATGAAAAATAATAATATCAAAATCATTGTCAGATAAGATTAAATCTCTTTCTCGCATAGCACCAAGAAGAGTACCGCCATATAAGAGAATATCATACCCCATTTTCTTAAAATCGGTTTCTAATGTTTTAAGTTTTTTAATTGCTGAATCTTTATCTTCTTCGGTCCAATCTCTAAAAAATGGGTAACTCATTAATTACTCCTCTTTGCTTGCGATTTAATAATACGCACCGCACTGTTAATAATCTTTTCTTTAATTTTAGAAGATGATAATCGCTTAGTATAAGGGATAAAAGCAATCTTATTATTATCTCTAAGCCAATTTATGCCGGGATTATCTTTTCGATTCTTCCAATCATCTCCTACAACGAATAAATCCGCTTTCAATTGGATAAATTGTTCAATATCTACTAATTTAGTTTGCTTAACAACCTTATCCACTATCTTTAATTCTTTAATAATAGCAGTCCTATCTTTATAGCAGATTATAGGACGCATGCCTTTATGCTGTAAAATGAGGGAATCTGTAGAAACCCCTACAATCAGATAGGTTCCCATTGCCTTAGCTTGTTTAAGGACATTGATATGCCCAAAATGAAGTAAATCGAATGAGCCGGCAGTGAATATTACTTTAATTTTTGATGACATTTTACGCATAGTGTAATTCCCCAGATAATGTTCCACATTAATTTGCAACTTCTAATGTCAATAATGGATTTTAATTGATACATTTCTATTATACAAACAACTGGTATTTTATGATGAGCATTTATATTGCCTTTTGCACCACATACTTGGCAAGTATAATCATCTCGTTTAAACACCCTATTTCTCCAATTCTTATATTTTAACGAAGCGTAAACCAACAAATTTAAAGTTGTTCTTCCACCTTTCCAATTCGGATTTTTATTTCCACTTATGTCATTATTTTTATAATATAATTTTTTATTACAGCTTTTACAACGTAAACTAATCCCTTTACCTAATTTCTTTTCACAATCAAGACAAAATTCTACTTTGCAATATTTTCCATGTTTAAAACTTGGAGCAGATGTACCATTTTTACCAAACATAGGATTATTTACTCCAGCCATTTCTTTGCTCCGTTTTTCTTTTTGCTTTTTACTAAACCTGAATCCAAACATAGGATTTCCTGTTCCCGCCAACGTCTTATAATAACATTCACGACATAATTTATTACTGTTATAATGAGCAGTTTTAGATAGTTTTTTATCGCATCGAAGACAGTAGACTGATTTAATCATCAAAAAGCACCAAACCTATTCTGTAGAAGTAGTCTTTTACTGGAAACTTTAAATTTAATTTGGTTATTTTTTTAACCGCAGCGACTACATCTAGTCCTGTTCCCTCCAATGGAATGATTGCCTTATCAGGAAATCGACATGGAAACGAACATACATCGCAATTCTTGCAGGAGCCAGCACCAAAACATACTCCAAAATGCCCATCTGATAATAGTTTTGCTCTAATTGCGAATAATTTGTCCTGTATTTCTTTACTAGATGAAACTCCCAATTCTTTCCAATTTTCAGGATTTTCTATCAAAAATTTCTTAAATACCAGTGCCCCATGCTCAAATTTAGGTAGAATCTTTTTATAATAGCTTACTGATTCAATAAAAGGGGGACACTGTGCCTTGAACCCGTACCTTTTACAGCTTTTACAGTATTCTCTTACTTTATCACTAAAAAATTCTTCCAATATCTTCGGGTCAAACATTATCTGTTTCATAACTTCCCTCCTATAATAATTTCGGGTACTGAACATTCTTTCGGTAACTTAATTAACATTTTAATTATCTTTGCAATTTCTTTCGTTGAAACTGTTTTAAAATTACCCGGGCAAACAATTGTACTGTAAATTCTCGGGTTATATTCAGCATTGATACATTGCGTAAGTCCTCTAAGAGCAAATTTAGACATAGTATAAATAGATTTATTTGGTGCTCCTGTAATAGACCTAGTAGAACCAATGTTAAGTATTAATCCTTCTTTCATTAATTTAATTGCTTCTTGGGTCATATAAAATGTTCCTTTAATATTTAAATCAATTAATCTCTCAATTTCAAATGGCGGATACGCTGTTAATGGACGAAATTCTCCTAGCATACCTGCATTGTTTATTAGAACATCAATCCTTCCCCATTTTTCAAAAGTTTTGTACATCAATATCCCAGCATCACCTTGATTGGTTATGTCTCCTTTAACAACCAGACGGTTTTTAGATTCGATATTATAAGAACTCCGGCTTATAGTTGCAATGTTATACTCGGATAAAGATTGCATAATATCTTTTCCTAATCCCCTACTCGTTCCTGAAATAACGATTACTTTTTTCATTAAAATTCCTTCTGTTTATTATTTAGATATTTATCTTTTTTTATTAAGTTATCTTTCGCCCACAAGGGCTGTAAATTCGTGTAATTAAAACATTTACGCTGTTCGTCGGGTTTACTTAAATCGAACGATGCACATGGTTTTATGTGGTCGCAATGTATTTCCCCATTTAATACTTTATCCCATTTCATTCCTTGTGTAAATTTAGATTGATAATATTTAATGAAAAACGATATGGAACACCCTAGCAAATCTATAGTAGACATTGATTTGTTTTTTCCTCTTAAAACATTGCCAACCCGATTTCTTAAACAACAAGCAATTTTAAAGTTAATATCTGTTTTTAATCTATTTTTTACATATTCTCTTGCAACCTCTGCTATTCTTTTTTTGTTATTTTTCCTATATTTAGTCATATAAACTTGATTTTCTTTTGCATTATTCTTTTTCCATTCTTTTGAAAGTTCATTTAATTTTTCTTTATGAGTTTCATAGTATTCTTTTGTTATTTTTGTAATGTGTGTGTGATTCAGTTTTAAGTATTTTTTCCTATCTTTTTTATGCAGTTTTTGATATAATTTACTTCTACTTAAATTTGCCTGTTTAGCACATATATAAGAACAGTATTTTTGATTGTTGGATTTTCTTTTGTAAATGCATTTACAAACTATACAAGTTTTATTGTTCATTATAAATTTTTTGCTCTCGGTTTTGGCACTAATATAAAATTACTATCTTCGTTTGCATACACAGAACCTTTTCTAGTTAATTTATTAAGTTCTTTTATTAAATTAGGAAGATATTTAATCTTCTTCCAATCATATGTAAGCATGATTAGAAATGCTGCCCACAATAATATCGTCCAACTAATTCTTTTTCTCATATGCCTTCCCACTTTTTTGCCATACGCTATAGGCTTGGTTAATGTCATTAATATCCACTGGTTGAAATTCCCAGCAATCCACTGATAAATCTACAATTACTGATTTCTTACCTAATCTTTTAAATACCCCCTCATTTCCATGAGTATGTCCGCAGAAATTAAATTTAAAATCATCTCTTGCATGTCTCGGATTGTGAGTCATATGAATCTTATGACCCCCAAAATTCACATTAATAGATTCAATAATTGTTTTAGTGCCATTATTTGAATCATGATTTCCATCAATAAAAATAATATTTCTACATTTTATCTGATTTCTATAATAATCAAAGGCATTCTGAGGTGCATCTTTTGCCTCAGTGGATTTCTTCATGCAAAAATCTCCCAGAAAAAATAATACATCATTCTCATCAATCAATTCATTACAGTTTCTAATAATAGTTTCATCCATCTCTAAAGTGGTTTTAAATGGGCGTTTGCAGTATTCAATTATTTTTCCATGCCCGAGATGAAAATCCGATGCGAACCAGTTCACCTTTTTCTCCTTTTTATTATTTGTCCTACTTTAATCATTTCGCTATATGTTAAATATTTGCTCTTTATTGAATTACATATAGAACAACATAGTGCTATATTATCAATGCAATAACCTCTAAGACTATCTTTTCTGTCTATTGTTAAACGATGGAAAACACCTTTTATATCTTTTATTGCTTCCGCTTCTGATTTACCGCAGTAAACACATAACTTTTCTTGTTTCTCATACCACATTATAAAATCTTCTTTATTCAAATTAAATTCAACTGCTCTCTGTTTTGCATGTGCTTTTAATGCTTTATATATTCCCGCAGAGGAATACCAATATTTTTTTGCGGAAAGTTTTTGTTTAGGGTGTTGCCAATTTTTCCTGCAGCACGAATTACACCAATAATGCAAACCAAATTTATCGTTCCCCCGATTAAACTGGTTAAATTTTTTATTTGATTTACATTTACTGCATATTTTACTTCGCATTATTTCTCCTTATATTATTTTATCAACAATACCGTATTGTAAAGCTTCATCCGCAAACAACCACAGTTCTCCATTCCGAATCTGATTCATTTGTTTAGCAATTAAGTGTGTTTTATTCTTTAATATTGCATCCATTCGCTTTTCCAGCTTAATTAAGAATGTAGTTCTATCTTTAATATGGGTTAAATAATCACCAACCATATCGCTAGAACAATGTTGCATCCAAACCGCATTTCTAGTGATATAGCGTTTGTTTCCTACAACGCTAATCATCGCTGCCATTGAGCATGCTTCTCCTGTTATAATCGTATTCACAGGAGCTTTTATAGCATGAATTGTGTCGATAATTGCTAAACCATAGCAAACCATCCCTCCGGGACTATTTATTTCTAGGGTGATTGGCTTTCTTTCATCCAAATAGTTCATTGCTCTTAATTTTGAGCAAACCATATCAGAAGAAAGATTATTAATTTCATCATACAAAAGGATGTACCTATTTTTGTTTAGAATCTTATAATAAAATTCTTCAGAATATTTATCATCCTTTTTGTCGCATTCTTCGTGCTCATCTTTTTTATACATCACTGCCTCCTTCGTAGTCAAGCCTTTTCCATTCATTTAATTTAGACCATTTCTGGGGTTTGGGTATTATATTTTTCCAATCTATATACATTGCATCAAGTATTTTTTCACTGTTATTAGGAACCATGAAAGCACTATTATAAAAATTCTTTTTAATTAAAGGGGATATATCTTCTTTATTTCCTATTTTTCTATAAGGAATAATATGATATTCCTCATTTTCAATCCATGAGGTCCAAACATCAACAACAGTTTTATTACTGGGAGAAGATACACGCAGTTGTCCGCCATTATTATGGCATTTAACAAGTAATCCCACATGTCTTAAATCCCATGCAATTCTTTCCACTTCTTTTTTTACGTCTTCTACATTGGTGTATTTACTTAAATATGCAAAATCTATATCACTATCTCCTGGGATAAAACTATTATCTCTTATCGTACCTAATAATGTTCCATAAATCATATACAATTGTAAATTTAGTTTATTTTTAAAATAATCTTCAATATCTTTCATATCTTTTAAGTTCTGAGATTTTAACTTATTATTTCTATCTGCAAAAGTGGTTACACTGTGGTCTTTTTCTCCAGGAAATTTAGTAGTTAAATATTCTTTATTAAATAATTTTTGTTCGTCATGTTGAACATTTTTTCTATTAATAGTTCTAACATCTTCTGGAATATCCTTTAGACTATCTAGTAGTATACACGCATTTCTAGATTCTTCATATTTTCCAATCCAATAAGAAGATATACTCAATTCAAATAATAAACAATAATCATATGTTGGTAAATTAACAAAAAGCATATCATGTGGTTTAGGTATTTCTAATCCTTTTTTAGTAAATAAATAAGCTTGCTGATATTCCCCATTATTCCTGCATATATATGCTAACTTATATAAAGGTTCTGCTCTGGAAGGTCTATATTCCCATGATTTTAAATAAGCTAATTTAGCATTATCATTATCTTTTAATAATTCATAACAATATCCAATTTGATATAGAGAATAAAATACCTCTTGGTCCCAACCTTTCATTTCAACTCTTTTATTAAATGTTTCAATTGCTTTTTCGTATTGTCCTACATCACGATATGTATTTGCCAAATAGAAATAATACCGAGCATTATTAGGTTCATCTTTTACACCCTGCAGTAATAAGGTTAAATCATTCATTCCTTTGGGTCTAGCCGGTCCGTGGCGGTCATGATTGATGCTCAATGAAGTAATTCTCTCTCTCGTTTTAATATCCTCAGCATACCAATACTCATGCACACAGCCAACACTTTTCCACGCCAAACGATTATTAAATAACAGGTGATTAGAAAATTCACTTCCTGCCCAATGGATAATTGTTTCGTATTGGTCTGCTACCAATTTATTTTTATCAAATCCATTTAATTCTACTAGGAAATCTGCATCTAACATCAATGAGTAATCTGCTTTATCTTTAGTTAATACAGCCACCTCACTACGATTATATCCAAAATTAACCCACGGACGATGTACGTATTCTCCCGGAATACTTTTTAATACTTCTTTGGCAATAATTTCAGTATCATCAGTAGAGCCGGTATCGCAGATAACCCAATAATCTATAATGGGCTTGACAGCTTCTAATGTTGCTCGAATATTTAGAGCCTCATTTTTCACCATCATTCCTAAACATAATGTTTTACTCATTCTTCTACCTCACATTCATAAATTTCAGTACCATCATCTTTTAATTCTTTTAATTTCCACGGTAAAGAATTAAGCATTGAATCTAAATCTTTTCCATTCATTCCCATTTTATTAAATTTATTATAAAGTGCCAAAAAGAAATTATCCACGATTGACCTCTGTTTTTGTAGACTTACTATAAATGATTGTATTATCGGGAACATTTTTTGTGATTACCGTTCCTGCTCCAACAAGAACATTCTTCCCAATCTTCACGGGTAAGATAGTAGAATTAGAACCTATTGATGAATTATTTCCTACATAGGTCTTTTCCATAACCCAATCTTTATTATTGACCCGAGGATTTTTATCATTTGTAAAAACGACAGAGTGTCCAATAAATACATCATTACCTAATATTACTCCTCCACAAATAAAAGAATGAGATTGTATTCTGCAATTTTTACCTATAATAACTCCTCTGGTAATTTCTACAAAAGGACCTATAAAACTTCCCGAACCGATTTCGCATTCATAGAGATTAACTAATTCTGGGTGAGGTATTTTTACGTTTTTTCCTAATTTAACATTCTTTATCATAATAAATCTCTCTTTCGCAGACCTAAATTTTTTAACATTTCTTCATCAGCATCCCATCTTAAATGTTCATCTCGGTCTTGCGGATTAAGTTTATAAAATAGAGTATTGCATCTTAAACATTTATATCCTTTTTTTAATTTCGAAGTTTTAATACCATAGCAGTAAGGGCATGATGTTTTATACATTATTTTTCTCATTTTAACCTCCTGATGGTCCATCGTATGTTATTGGTCTATTTCCATTTTCCTCTGGATTTACTTTATATTTATCATCTCGACACTCATAACATCTTTTACCGTATATGATTTTAATTCCACAATGAATGCATACTCGCTTATTTTTTATCTTTATTATTTTAATCATTTAATCTCCAATCTTTTAATAAGTGGAAGGCATAAAAAACTTGTCAAAGCCGATGCAATAATAAGCCAATGTAATCCTATCTTGGGGAAAAGAAAGGCTCCTGTCAATGAACTGGCAGTTCCCGCAGCAAGGTTGTTTATACCACATAATAGAGCAAATGTAGTGGCTTCTAGACCCTTTATGGATGATTTAGCCATCCAATCCATTATAATAAGGTGAATTATCATACCTATTAAACTATAAAGGATTAAATATATTACAGCAGTATATGGTTTATAATATAAATAAGACAACGTAGTACACGCACCCAAAAACACAGAATAATATAACCATTTTTTAGTATTAATCTTCTGGCATATTTTCCAATAAATCATGGCACCAATTATTGAAACAACAGAAGAAATACTTCCTAAAATTCCTATCCATGCAAAACTCCATTTAAAAATATCTCGCTCCACGTAAGATAATGGTGTGCCAAAAGAGGGAGAAAATTTATATAAGAATAAGAACAGACAAGCCCAGAGAAACGATTTATGTCTAAAAATTTCTTTATACGGTTTTATAGTGTCTATTAACTTGATTCTAATCCTTTTTACTTTTTCTTCTTTGTAAAAATAAAGAGGAATAAACATTATTAAATAGAACGGTATAATCCACAAAAATCCTGTTTTATAGTTGTAGTGTTCAGCTAAATAACCACCTAAAAATCCGGTTATAATTGTTGAGGCGGTAATAAACATCCACTGGATGCTCTGAATCTTTCCGGTAATATCATATTTTTTTCCTTCTACGCACATTGTTCCATCCACCCCAGTATCTCTTATAGCTGAATCTGCAGAATTAATAAACATTAATGTAATCAAGAAAACTGCAGGAGCAGACCATAGTCCCAAAAATAAAACAGTTATAAGGTCTAAAACAAGCGAAAGAGTAATCCAAGTTTTTCGGGATAAGAATTGGTCTATACAGTATCCCCATATAATCTTCGGTATCCACGCCAGTCCTATGATAGAATTAATATACATCAATTTCTCAGGAGAATACATTAATACTTCTTTGAAATATTTAAAAATGGATAACGATGGCAGCCCTGAGAAGCCCTGTAAAAAATAACAGGAAGCCGACATGGTAAATATCCAAAATAACTGTTTAGAATCTGTTTTTAATGTTTTCATAGATTGATTTAATGAGATTATAAAACTTTTCAGTTGACATGTTCCGTTTAGCGTAGTTACAATGTTTACAACACGGTACTACATTATCTAATATATAACCTTTAGCATTGTCTATTCGGTCTAAACCGTTATAGGTGTAATCAAAGTAATCAGATTTTTTAACGTCTTCTAGTGTTGTCGCTTTTGAATATAAATCTTCTATAATCGGATTGCTCATAAATTCCTTAATAATAAATTACACCAATCATAATTAAAATAAACAATATATACACTACAGCAGCACTTAATATACCTATTCCTAAAATTAAAGCAATCATCCCTTCCTCCTATCCTTTGTTTGGTTGTGGGGCTTGGCAGGATTTGAACCTGCAAAACTTGTTTTATTTCCTTTACGGTTAATACGGCTCTACGCTTTTAAGGACTTTATCAAGTTAACACCGTAATCGTTCGGCGTATTCGATACGCTCCTGCCCCACATCTATTTATCCTTAATTTCTACTAAAAAATAGTGCCATACATAGTAATAATCTTTATAATTAGATATTTCCGCATTCATCAACCCATTCTTTATAGTTGATAAATAAATTGCTCCTTCGGGTATTTGTTCTCCTGTTGCATACTTAAATATCTTCTTCATTCTTTCTCCCCCTCTTCTTGGTGGTGAGTTGGTTCTTATCTTTTTTACATTTTCCGCATTTTAATTTAATCGTATAAGTCATACAATAACAATGAGGACACAATGAAACATTCCCTAATTCCATTAACCCCACTAAACTATTACGCTTCTTGGTCATTTGATTTCCTTCCAGATTAACCCCTTACCACAATAAGGACAGTAACGATAATTTGTATCAGTAATATGCAAAGACTCTTTTTCTCGTTTATCGCAATTATGAATAGATATCTTACGCTTCTTGGTCGTCATTTGAGCCTCCTTATAAAATTAATTAACGATTTGATAGGAACGCCATTCGCACGACCATCGGCACCGAAGGCACTACTGGCGATATCTAAATGGATGAAATTTTGAGGATACTTAACAAACTGACGGATAAAAAGCCCTCCCTGGCTTGTTCCCCCTTTAAATTCCTTAATATAATTTTTTATTGGTTCTTTTTTATAATAATCTTGCATATAATCGAACCACGGTAATGCCCAAGCCAGCTCACCAGCCTCGTGAGATGCTTCTGCGTACTTCTTTAATAAATCTTCACTATCTGACATAACTGCTGTAGCTCGGTCTCCAATAGCATATTCACATGAACCCGTTAATGTCGCAATAGTGATAATTATATCACTCTCAGTGATAGGGAGGGTCGATATTGCCTCGGCGAGCACAAGTCTGCCCTCAGCATCAGTATCTGTAACACGAACACTATGATTACCTATCGGAATAATGTCTCCAGGAGTTATACGACTATTTTGGACGAAATTGGTCGTAACGGGGCAATACGCTATGACATTACCTTTAAGATAATTGGCAACATTCATTGCAATTATCATTCCGGCTTTATCATTAGTCATATCGGTCATATGACCTGCTGGTTTAACATCTAGTCCACCACTGTCAAATAGAATTCCCTTGCCAATAATATAAATATTCTTAGTTTTTGGAGTTGGGAGTTTATAGTTCGACGTAATTATCCGGGCATAAAAATTATCCCCAGACATTAGTTTAATAGGCAGATTTTTAGCGGTGTCAATTGTAACAGGATTTAACTCATGACTGTGAAGTACAGCAAAGCAGTTTTCTAGGTTGAATCTATTGTAGGGTAGGTCGATTAGCTTGCGAGTGGTGCTAATCACCTTGTTTAAATTATCCATCTCTCCTCCTTATCTTTAACCGAAATTTAACCTTCATACTAAAGTATACCATATTTTCTCCGCAATTTTCATTAAAATCATAATTATTTTTAATCTTCATCATATACAAAATCGCATGCCCGGCATGCAGTTTCCCAAGATACGTCATCTTCGTGAAGTTGCCATGAAGCTGTAGTAACTACCCCACCGCAAATACACCTCTCCGGGTGTCTCTTTTCTCCATAATTACGGTAATACCATACCTTTAGGACATCTGCTAGATTAAGTCCGAATCTAGTTCTGTAGGGCAATCTCTCTAAAAAATGAAGTAAGATTATCATTATCATAGTTTTCTCCAGTTCATAATAAGCCACGGAATACATAGATAATTTAACCACATAACTATTTTAAAACTTATTTTAACCATCTTTGCAAATATTAATGTTCCTTTTTCTTTCCCCCAGATTTTCATACATAAAGGGAAGAATGCGATATACCCACCATCCAAACAAGGTATAATTGGTATTAGATTCATTATACCTAATGATACACTTATTGTTCCAAAGTAAAATAAATTTTGATTTAACGTTTTTAATCCAATCAACCCGACAATTAACCCTGAAATTATATTCACAGCACATCCTGCTGCTGAAATAAATAATTTTTTAATGTATCTTAAATTAGTAAAAGCTGTAGAATTGTTACTTTCAGTTAATTCATCTTCCAATTCACAAAATCCTCCTAATGGAAGTAACCGAAATTGATAATTAGTTTTTCCTATTTTTTTCTGAAACAGTATTTTACCAAAACCTACTGCATACGTAGGAACTCCACATCTACATAACTTTGCAGCGATTAAGTGTCCAAATTCATGTACAATCACACAAATATATAAAGATGTTAGAAATTGAATAATCATTCTTCGTTCTCCATAATATAAGTAAAAAATGCATACCAGTAATCACGATTATGTAACGTTTCCCTATGACAATTTCTACATAAGGATATTAAATTCTTAGGTTCATTATTAGATTTATCATAATCAATATGATGGACTGATAATTTTTCTTTGTATTGACGTTTATGGCATACTTGGCATTTATGATTATCTCTGCTTCTTATCGTTTCTCTGACGTAATAAAATTCTTTTGGATGCAAGCAATCGGAATAAGGAATTCCTGTTCCTCCCTGCACTAAACTCATATGTTTTCTAAAAATTTCAGAACGTAATTTTCCCTTATTAAATTTACCCACTATCTGTCTATAATGATTCCAACATAATTTAGATTTATAATTCGTAAGTTGTTTACTGCATACGGTACATCTGGGTTTTCCCTTTTTAAAAGTAGCACTGTTTTCGGGGATTGCAATCCATTTACGGTAACATTTTCTACTACAAAATTTTACTTTTGAAGCCGGTGTCTTAAATTTTTTGTTGCATTGTTTACAATATTTAATCACTATTTACTTCTCCATTTTCTATCGAAAATAGTTATTCCGTTGAGGTGGTCTATTTCGTGTGCTACACAAAAGGCTTCCAAATCTTGTATAGATGCTACTTGGGGTTTTAAATCTTCATTTAAATACTCAATTGTTATGTAAATGTTTCTTTTTGTATCTACGGTTATTCCTGGGAAGGAGCAACATCCTTCTCTGTTTACTCGAATAGGATTGGATACTTCTATGATTTGAGGATTAATTAAAACCTTTTCGTGATACTCAATTAAATTCTTCTCTTTATTTATTGATGGAATGCTAATAAAACACACACATTTCTTAATACCGATTTGAGGAGCAGATAAACCAATCGCATTCGGTTGCCATTTTAGTGTATCTTTTAATGCTTGAATGATTCCTTTTACATCATCTTCAATTGTTATTTTCTCACATGGCAGTTTTAAGATACTTCTTTCTGTAACTAAGGGAAGATTCTTTTTTACAATAACCGGTGCATCTTCCTTGATATAATCTTTAGGATTGTCTATCATCTTTTTTAGTGCTTCTCGTTCACTACGAGTAAGATAACCTTTTTCCATTTTTATTTTATTATCAGAAATATATTTTTCGTATTCTAATTTATTCATTATAATGCCCTCCCGATAATCAGTAATATTGTTCCTATAATTATTCCCCAAACATACGAAACTGGTAAAAACCAAATCCAGCGTTTATGCCAAAATATCCTTCCAGGTTTAAAATTTTTAAATCCGTATAAATTATTTTCTAGAAACCAAAACCAATCTTCCGCAATCCAATACCAACTAAAAAATCCCATTATTAATAATTCGTGTTTTAGCGTTATAGGAATAAATAAATAAGGACTATGAAATATGACTATATACATAATCAACATCCAAAAATGGTATCCCGTAATTTCTTTACCTAAAATTAACTGTGTAAATTTATTGTCTACTCTCCAGCATGGTAATTTTAATGCCCACCCTGCCTTCTTTCCCTCAATCATGAGTTCAAGTTTTGCATGCAAGGCTGCTAGAAATAATAGGTATATTACTATTTTAATCATTTAATTTTACTTTCCCCGTTTTGTCTTATAATGTCAATCTTATTTACATCTTCAATCTCAGGTAGATTCTGGTAGATTATAAAATATTGAAATGGTAATGTCTTACAAATCTCTATAAATTTAAGAAAATTAACCGCATCCATGTTACCTAAACCTTCATCTGCGATTATAATACCTTCATTTTCGCCTTTGTGGAGTAATATAGCCAGTTTAAAGACACTACTTAAAAAACATTTCTGACCGGAAGAAAGTTGTTCGTATTTTAATTCATTCTCACCGTTCTTAATTTTAATAAAATCTTTCTCTGCGTTAAATTCTACTTGCATGTTTACTTCTTTTAATAAGTTATTGATAATTACCGCCAATTGTTTAAGCCATTGATTAATAAAATATCCTGCAAATGAGTCTAATAACTTTACTGATTCACTATACATTAATACGTCTTTAGCAGTATACTTGTAATCCTTAAATTTAAACGCTTCTTTTAATTTTAGTAAACATTCTCTTGCCTTCTGTTCTTCGCCCTGCAGTTTACTTAGTGTTTCACTATAATACTCCAGTGCATTTAGTTCATTGTCTAACTGCAATTTTAATTCGGCAATCTCTTTATTCCAAATAGCAATTTCATTATTTATTGCTAATTCTTGACTAGGCGTAATTTGTTTAGTTATCTGAGTACATTTTGTCTTCAAAATAGGGCAAATCCCACTCTTCTGGGCTTCTTGCATCTCGTATCTTCGATTATTAATTAAACGTTCTCGGGTCTGTATTTCTGATTTTAATTTATTGGCGATACCATTTTGAAGTTCCCCGTCTTTCTCAAACTCGCTATAGTTTTTCTTTATATCATCTAATCCCGCATTAAGAATCTGTACTCTACGTTCTGACAAATAAAATTTATAATATCTTTTATCTACATTATACGTTTCTCTTTCTGATTTTTTAAGTAATAGATTCTTTCTTATTCCGGTAAATAAGTCATCTACAAAGTTCATTAACTCTTTTCTAAGAGAAGTAATTCCTAAATCTAATAAGTTAATCCCTTTTGAATCAATCATTCTAAATTTTTTAAAGAAATCGTAATTTCCGAATTGTTCATCTATAAACTGTTGTTTGATGGTAACCGTATTTCCTTCTACAATACTTCCATTAAGAAAAATAGTTAAATCGCTAGGTATACTCCTAGTGATTACAAACGTGTCGTAACCTTTTTTGATTACAATTGTAACCTCGGTCTCTTTAGTGCCAATTCTAACTAAATCTTTTAAATTAATCCCTGAAACATCACCATAAAGGCAGAAAGTAATAGCGTTCTTTACTAATGTAGTCTTTCCAGAACCATTAGAAGATGACTGAGTATCATCTAAATTAACACCAGAAATAACATTAATCTTATTCAATGTTACTTCCGTAAATTTAAATAACTCGAAATTTTTAAGACTTAGTTTTTCTAACATAATTTACTCGCTCTTTTACTCCTAAATAAATCTGTTCCCATTCATCTACAGTCATCCACCCATCATGGATGCACCCGGCTATTGCAGTAACTACATCAAAAACTTTGCAGTGTTCTATTTTAACCTCTTTTGGGTCGTCTTTCTTATATTTACTTTTTCCCTTTCGTGGCAATTTAAAAATCCTCCTCTTGATGAATTTTCTTTAGTTCTTTTGCAGAAAATTTAGAATCTTTCTTTTTATTAGGAACGACTCTAGTCTTAGGATTTATTGCCCAGACTTTTCGTTCATCTGCATGAACATCACACGGTTGTTTACACTCAGTGCATGAATAATAATACGTTCCTTCAAAGTCTTTTCCTTTTCCAAAATCAGTTCCTTCTTCAATCTTTACAATTGCATTACAGCAATTTGATTTTAATGTAGATTTATTTTTCTTACTCATCGTATTTCCTCCAATAATATTTTCTTAATATCTTCAGGTACTTTATTTTCTTCTAAATATTTAATTAAAGATTCCCTTATGCTCATTTCATTTTTAGCAGTAATAAGCGTAGTATCTGAAATGATAAAATCCTTCTTCTCCACAAACAAACTAAACTTCTCTTTATATGTTGATAAACTGTTAATAACCTTCGAATATGAGTCAAAATCCTTAAAAATGACACGAACCTTGGTTTTTGGGACAATTTTGTCCAGTATTGACTTA